CTCCGGGCTAATAGTGCAGGGACAACCCTGTGCGTCCGAAAGGAGGAGAAAACTCATATCATGGCTACGACGGAGAAGGTTCTTTTCGAAGAACCCACCTACCATTTCATCGCGCCGGGACAATCACATGTCCTGGTCGATGCAAATAAGCCGGTGTCCGTCGTTGGTCGCTTTCAAAATGACTCGACCAATAATCATTGGCCGTCACTTCGCCGTAAAGGCTTAGTGAATAAGGATGTCGGATCCAATTGGACCGCATTCGAGAGTCAGGTTGAAGTCGATTCCACGAGGCTTGATGTCATCTGCAATCTTGCAAGTGACTTATATCATGCTTATCGTGGGCCAGTGTTAGTAGGGGCAGACAACTATATTTTCGATGCGGAGGATTATTTTAATCTTCCGTATGGCCAGAGTACCGAAGACGATCTTATCGGCTTCGGCACAACGGCTATAGCACGTGTGCTTCCTACTAACCCTATCTCTGACTTGCCAACTGCTGTTGGCGAGCTCCTCACAGAGGGGCTCCCCCGGATTCCGGGGATGGACATTTTACGTAGCGGAAGGATCACTCGGGGTGATATTCCGAGTGGTTACTTGGGCTACGAGTTCGGCATCAAGCCGTTCTTGTCTGACCTTTCCAAATTTCGTCACGCCGTGCAAGAAGCTGAAAAGCTCATTGCGCGTTATGTGGCGAAGGCTGGTACGGTCATCAGACGTAGGTATGAGTTTCCTACAGTCGTTGATAACCAAATCAACGTGACACCATCTTCCGGCGGTATGGAAAAGTGGCTTGGTGGCCCGTGTCAATCACAGGCCGCCGGCTACTTCCAAACCGTTTTAGGAGGATGGCCCGGGGAGCTAGAGATTGCTGAGTCCAGGGAACGAAAAACCTGGTTCAGCGGAGCTTTCACGTATTACCTGCCACCGGTAGGTGACTCGTGGAGCGACAAGCTGCGTAAACAGGAAGCAGAAATGCGATACCTGTACGGCGGATTATCCGTCGACACAGCTTGGAATCTCTTGCCCTACTCCTGGGCTGTTGACTGGTTTACAAATGCGGGAGATTTAATTCACAATCTCGCTGCATTTGCCAGGGATGGCCTCGTCATGCCGTGGGGGTACATCATGGAATCTTTCGAGATTCTGAGTACTCGCACGGTGCGTGATGCGTATGTTGGCAGGTGTCGCTTCTGGAATGAAGTAGACACTGGCGCCAACAATATACCGCACGCCCTTCCTACTATGACTACGTCATATAAGGCGAAGATTCTTCGCCGTAGGAAGGCGACGCCTTTCGGTTTTGGCCTTCAGTTTGACGGTCTAACTAACCGTCAGAAGGCTATCACTGCGGCTCTGGTCCTTAAGTAGGACGTTAACCGCAGTGGGGCGGTGTGCCCAACCAGGGTGCACTGCCAAGCGTTACCTCTGTTGTAAAATCTGCAACAGTGATACTGCAAGGACAGCACTTTGGCTTTCCCTGAAACAATCCCCACCCAAACCGTGAACTCGGTTACGTACGATTTCTTTCGTACGGGTTTTGGTAGCTCCTCTGGAGTCTACCAGACCGCAAACGGTCTCGACCGTTTGTCGTTCGAGCACACGGTGAAGGCACGCTCTCGGCACGCCATCCGACTTGATCGGAAGGCGATTGTCGAGGATCCTCTGACCACCGGCTCCAACTTCGAAGCTGGCATGTCCGCCACATTGGCGGTCAACATGCCCAACCTCGGAGGCGGGTTCGATGCGGAGGATGCAGACTGGCTTGTCAAGCTTCTCTCCTCCATTCTTGTGGAGGGGACGCCTGACTACAGCCTGCGGTTCCTTCGGGGTGAGGTCTGACGAAGGAAGGGAAGAAGGCTCAAGACCGCTCTGCAACTGTCGCCAAATCTGGCGGCAAGCGCTCGCGGAACAAGTCCTCTTCCTCTTCGGATGTCGATTCGTCAGAATCGACTACAAGACGGAATGTGATCATCACCACGCTTATGTTGACCATTATGGGCAGTTTGCTCAGTGGTTTTGACATAGCGCGTGAGGTCGGTTGCATTCCGTTTCCCTAGTCAGACTTTGGGTTGTCCCTCAGCGGAAGGTTTAGGACCTTAGATCTCCTACAAAAAGGAGGTTGGGGTGAAAAACCTAATGCTGTTATGGCAGAGGATTGTGGCTGACGCCGCAATCCAGTGCTGCACTAGCGCCACTCGTGATTCTAAAAAGATCACGAGTCGTTTTGAACACGAGGGCTTGGAGGTTTTAACTCTAAGCCTGCCCGAAATTGGAAAAGCTTTCGAAAGATCGCTAGACCAAGGACGGGTGACCGCTGACCTGCTGTCACTTTGTGGACAGCAGGCAGGATTTCCCCTGTTATTCAGGAATTTCCTGCGGCTTGTGTTCGACCGCGATGGCGGCCTTCTGCTGGACAATCCATCCGTGACGGCCATCCAAGCTGTGCGTCAGATCACTCTGTCGCTCAGCAAGGTGGGCCTCCCGTGCAGCGATGCACGGGAGGCCCAGGCTTTCACGGACTTTGTCCAGTGTGAACAGGAGTTAAGGGACGCGATTTATCGCCCTACCTCCCGGATGTACCGGGATATGGGTCGGATCGCAAACATGCTGTTCGGCGATGTGTTCGCCGCGGTAAACGAAGACGTTTACTACGGTAACATCGTACCGAAGCATGGTCCAGGCGCAACTGCTGATGGTCTTCGCAACAATGCGAAGTATCGGCAGACTGAGTGGCCGGAACGTTTGGAGTTGAGCTTTCCAGCAATGGAAAATCTCGTTCCAAACCTACGGTACCACTCTAGCTTGGACACCCTTAAGTACCTGGATCCCGGGACTGAGAGGCCAGTTAAGGTCATATCAGTCCCTAAAACGCAGAAAACGCCCCGAATTATCGCCGTTGAGCCTACCTGCATGCAGTACATGCAGCAGGGGCTCATGGAGAAGTTCGTGGAATACCTCGAGCAGCGTCCGAATAAACACCGGACGAACCCTGCTTTTGGTATGGTCGGATTCACGGACCAGGTCCCTAACCAGGATCTAGCACGTGAGGGTTCCCTAACAGGGGAACTCGCCACACTCGATCTGAGTGAGGCTTCAGACCGCGTTTCTGTCAAGCTCGTACAGTCGGTTTTGATGGACCACCCTGACCTCTTTGAGGCAGTAATGGCCACCAGATCGACCAGAGCCGACGTGCCTGGCTATGGGGTTCTACCCCTAACCAAGTTCGCGTCTATGGGATCAGCTCTTACCTTTCCCATGGAAGAAATCGTGTTTTTAACCACGATCTTCTATGCAATCGAGGAAGAGCTCGGAAGGCGCCTTACTCTGCGTGACATCAAGTCATACAGAGGTCGGGTGCGCGTCTACGGGGACGACATTATTGTCCCAGTAGGCTTAGTGCCTGCCGTTGTGCGAAACCTTGAGCTATTTGGGTTCAAGGTGAACCGCCACAAGAGTTTCTGGACTGGAAAGTTCAGGGAGTCTTGTGGGAAGGAGTACTACGACGGTCACGAAGTTACTATATTTCGTGTTCGCCAAGTACTCCCTACACACCGGCATGACGCGCCTGCAGTGATCTCTGCGATCGCACTCCGAAACCAAGCCTATTGGCACGGTTATTGGGGTGTCGCAGGATATCTCGATACGATGATACAAGAGGAATTAAAACTCCCCTTGCCCATCGTTGAGAGTACATCTGCAGTGTTAGGCAGGCTCTCCGTACTCCCTTATCAGGAGGAACGAGAGCACGAACACCTCCAAATCCCCTTGGTTAGGGGAGTGGTAGTGTCGACTCAGACACCAGCTTCACCGCTGGACGAAGAGTATGCCTTGCTCAAGTGGTTTCTGAAGCGGGGGGATAAACCCTTCGCTGATGCCAACCATTTGGAGCGTCAGGGACGCCCACGAGTCGTCGGCATGAAACTCGTGTACCGCTGCCCTTATTAATAGGGGCAGGCAGCCTTGAGCTGCAGAGGGAGAATCTTGTGTAGATTCTTCGGTGAGGGTTTTCCGTCCTTTTTAGGCAACGGTGGATAAGCACTTC